GTCACGCTGACGTTGTTCTTCCCTTTCTCTGTCGTCTCCCGAATCGCCAACGTCCTGTACAGTAGGCTCAGCCACAGCGGGCTTGGCTGGAGTATCAGTCGCTGGATTATACTTCTTATAACCTGCTGGAATATCTTGCACTGGATTACCATTGATTGTGGTTATACCAATGATATCACCATTAGGGCCAATGTACTGATCAGTACCGTAGACTACAGGAGATGCCGGTCCTTGTCCGGGTGTCGTCTGACCCATGAACTGTGAATATGTAGGAACTTGTACGGGAGGTGTAACCGTAGGAACTGGCTGGGCCATACCACCTACCTGAAAGTTCTGACGCTTTTTCTGCATCATTTCTTGTTCGACAGGGATAACTGCTCCGCCTTGAGCATATCCTCTACGTCCAGACTTTTGCATCATTTCCTGTTCTACAGACATGACTGAACCACCCCGTGCAAAATTCTGAGGCTTATTAGACTTCTGCATCATTTCCTGTTCGACAGTCATTACAGCACCGCCCTGAGCCATTGCTAAGTTAGGGCGTGTCGTTTGATTCATTGCAGTGCTTGGTTGCATCTGGAATGCAGAAGTTGTAGGCATTGGAGGTGCTACTTGTCCGGGCATTGTATTGCCGACTGGGGGACCGATAGGTGGGATGTTTTGCTGAGGTACCATGCCACCTTGAGCTAACTCCAAGTTATCAATCATGGAACCAATTTCATCTTTATACTCACCATCATCATCCATGATAGCTTCTTCAGCATTACCCATCTGACCCATGTCTTCCATCTTCTGAAGACCAGATTTAGCTTTCTGACGTAACTCCATGAGATTTTCAAGGCCAATGTAACGCACAACATCAGCAGGAAATACAAACTCCCCTTCACTTAGTTGAGCTGGGATATCATCCCTGACCTCTTCCTGTGTTGAACCTGAAGGTACATCATTACCAGATACAGGATCTACAGTGCCACCTTCATCTAACAGACCGCCCTCTTCCAGCATGTCCATCTGTTCTTCAGTCTTCATTTTACGTCGTTTAGCCATCAGCTAATGCCTCATCCCTCAGATACTTTAGTTTGCGCAAAATACTAATTGCCCCTTGCGCTTGATGAATAGATACTACGTTGTCTGATTGTTCTAATTTTGTATGTTGTTCGGATATCATGATGTCCAGATAGTCTGAAAGCGCATCCCATTGCCGCTTATTACTGCAAAGGGTTTTGAGCTTGCTGACCACCTGCTTGCGGTTGTTGCTGTTGTTGTTCATTACCTGTAAATCCTTGTTCTCCCGGTACTGGTGCTTGCCCTACGCCAATGTTTCCACCACCTGTGCCTGCAGTATCCTGTACTCCCGGAGGACCACCTGCCGCTGGTTGTGCAGGGGCGGGAGGTGCATTCTGTTGCATTAGCTGTGCTTGGACTGCCGCTTCTTCTAGTGAGTTAGTAACCTTCTCAGGATCTAAGTCCATAGACTTCGCAATCTCACGTACGATATACGGAAACTTAGCGAACGGGGCGAGAGCTGGATTAGAAGCAACTTGCAAAAACTGCATGAGACGCTGAGATCGCACTTCGTTTGCCATCAATGATTCAGTGCCACGAGCTTTGACTTCAAGATCACCTTTTATTTCTTCATCAAAATCAAACTGCATGTTGAATGAAAACATTGACTTGCCCAAAGGTGCGAGCAGGTAATCATCCACGTTTTTGATTACAGTCTTGATTCCGCCTGCCGCCGCATTCATTAACATTGAAATGCCGCTGGCAGTACGGCCAACGCCAGCTACGCCCGTCTGGCCGTGTGCGAATGAGGGGAAGCCTGTTGACTCATCGGCGAGTACACGTGCCTTGTCAAACAATTGCATGTTCTCATTGGAGACATTCGGGAACTTCGTACCGAAGATTGCCTGACCGGGTGCGCCAGACTGGCGGCGAAATACCTTGCCGGGATAGATAGACATATCTTGTCCGGGCACTAGGTTGGTCTCATCAATCTCAATCAGCAGATTTCCTGAAAGAACAGCATTGTCCACAGCCATACGCATGAAACCGTTCATCAGTGTTTGGGTATCGTCCATGTTTTCAGCGATACCCACACCGAAGAATGAGTATGGATTTAACTCATACGGTACTGAATAGTATGGGATGTTGGCAGGCTTAAACGGATTGATAACCGCACGGAGAATGCGGCCATTGCAGTACCAGATGTTAGCTTGTAACTCATCTAACTCTCCAGCATCTTCTGGGATATCAACATTCGCATCTTCTAAAGTATCACGGTCAACAATGCCCCAATACTCTAATACTTCAAAACGCTCAATGTCGTAATCAGTCGTGTAGTCACGAAGATCATCTTCCCAGTACTTCTTGAGATATCCTTCGCCTAGTTCGATTACATCGTCGATTACTTGGCTACGGAAGAATGGACGCTTCTTTAGTGAGCGCAATTGTGAACGTGACATCTTGTGTCGCTCAATAACATACTGAGCTTCGTCCATACTATTTGCGTCTGGATCAGGATAGAAGTTCCATACAGAGACATGGGATGTGGAGGGAACTGTTTTGATTGTTGGATTGTATTCCCCTTCTCCGTCCCAATTCGGGTATTCCTTGTCTACAGCAAATGGGCCTTTCATAATCCCAGTGCCGAACAAGGCCATTTCAAATGCGGTTGATCGTAGTTGCTTTGATGCATGAGATTCTTCGAGTTGATCATGAATCTTCTTCTGCATCTTCTTAGCGGCAACCATCGCTGGGAAGAAATTAATTGATGATGGAGTTTGGCCTACCCCTGCAGTCAGGCCATCAACATCTTGTAGCTTATCGGCGAGTGGACCTAGACCATCACGAGTAAGAGAATCAAACGTAGCGCCGGGCGGCAAGTCCTGACCATCACCTGAAAATCCGTATGGTGACATTGACTCAAAGCTAATACCAAGTTGCTCTTCAGCTTGATTTCTTTGAGGGTCAAAGTGTACAGCTTCAGCAATACCCTCGGGTAAACGTGTAGGCTCAACTGTCAGTGGGAAGCTCTGGTTCGCAAATAGTACGTCAATGATCTGGCCGTATGCCGCAAGTACTTTTGTCTTAGTTACCTTGACAAATACACGGGATTTTTCCGCTTCGGTAAACTGTACATCCGGTCCGTAGATACCACGGTAGTTGCGGTATGCTCTCAGCCAACGCTCTTCATCTTGACGGCGTGTATCTTCTGCTTTAGTATACTTCTCTTGGACATAATTTACTAAGCTGATTAGTGAGCTGTCTTCCTCGCTGTAATCTCTGACATCCTCAAGTGCTACTTGAGTGTCGTTCTCAGCTTCAAAAGTATCATCCATTTCCATATTTAATATCCAAATGTGCTATCGGAGGGAGTAAAGCCGGACGGCCTTGTACTGTGAGGATCGTAGTCCCATATTGAAAAACGAGGACGGCTCATTATACCATAACGCAATGCGTCATACAAATGGTCTTCTGACTTCGTATCAATATCCTCTGGATTCTTTTTATCCAGTGGGATAATAGGTAACTGCGCAATTAAGTTCGTGCAGTTATTAAAGAAGATTAGTCGAGGCTCCTCGCTGTATTCATCGACCTGTAATCTTCTATGTAATTCGTTCTTACCTGCAATACGAGAACCTGCAGATCTATCGGATGGTCTCCATCGACATCCTTTCGCAATCATCTGTTCAGCGAGTGATGGACCTGTATCTCCACGCTTGTGCCAGCACGAGGAGTCGAGCACACCGTACTTGATATTCCCATCGTCTGCTTCAAGATCAAGGACCATGTCCGCAAGATCAGTCGCCAAAACTTTACTAACGTATAGCTCACGATATACAATAAGCTGTTCATCAGGAGTACAGGCAATCCAAACAACAGCAGAAAAAGAACCGTACCCATAATCACAGGCCCGAAACTTAACCCAATTGTTAGGAATATCAAAAGGATCAACGACGTGTACATGTCTGTTGAACTCAGGGAAAGCGGCACCTTCTGCAACATCCCAGTTACCCTCTAGTAGTTGTTTCCGTTGATGCTCAGGCAAAGATAAGAGCATCGCTTCATAATCACCCTGATCATATAGATGAGGGTTATCTGTTAACATCGCAGGAATGAACCTACGTTTAAAAAGCGGTTGCCCCTCTTTGCTGTGCCCTTTCGGATACATGAGGGTTTTACCTGATTCAATATCGGTAGCATGGAATGCTTTGCCCGGAGGGGCAGGGTCAATGAACATCTTCTTAACCCAAGCATGCCCCGGACCACCGGGGTTTGTAGTTGCTCGCATATACGTAGGTAAGTCACCTGCCGTACTACGCAAACGAGAACGCATGTAGTCCCATGCGAATGGAGTATGCCACTGCGTCAATTCGTCAAAGCCAATCCAGCTAAACGCCTGACCCTGATAGCGCAGTACATCCTCATCCCTGTCTAAGTACGAAAACCATAGTCTCGCACCTGACGGGGCAATCCATTGCATCTTACGCTCTGACCATTTAATCCCCGGCCAGATCTTCGGATACATCTCCTGAGACTTCCATACAAGCTCTCTAAGCTCGTCTGAGCGTCTACGTAGTAGGATACCATTAAAGTTAGCGTTAGAGACGTACCTGAGAGG